TGCAGCAGTTCCGAAAGCCATTTTCTCTCTCCTTTTTGAGGTTTTAGCTGTTCATGTCAATTCGCCCTTCTTGCCGTGCTAAGTCGATTTCGGCTTCCACCTTCTCGAACTCCCACGGTTTAAGTCTGGCGATGTCAGAACCTTTCCAAACTTTCTTGTTTGCATTTGCGTCAGTAGTAATTTCTTTTGCTTTAGTAGATTTTACTGCTTCAGCCGCACTCTTTTTAGTTTTTCTTGGCTCTTTTGTCATACCAACATCGGCTTTATATAGATCTAATACTCTACTTGCCCACCTTGCGTCTTTGTTGTTTTTATATATGCCATCAGATATCGATTTTGGCTGTTCATCTAACCATTGTAAAAACTTCTCATCAGTCTTGATTTCTTGAAAATCAGGATGTAATGTAGTAAGTTCTTTATAAGCGTTCTGAACAATTAAATCTTCTTCTCGCTTTTTAAGAGAGTCAATCTCACCACGAAGATCACCTGCTCTTTGTTCTGCTTGCATAGATGCAACAGACTCAACAACTTTGTACACATCAGGATACTTTTGTCTAAACTCCGTTATTTCTTCAGGAGTCGTTGGTACTTGTACACCAGTATCCGAAACTTTGTTAGCAGCTTCCAAAGCATCACGCTCTGTTTTCCACTCTTCTAGTTTCTTGTCATAATGTCTTTTCAGATCATCATAACGTTTTTTGTAGACAGTTCCATCTTCTTCTTTTGTATCCACAAAACTATTACCTTTTGGAGTGGCTTCTTCTGAAGTGTCCGTTTCAGTCTGTTCTGCTTCCTGCTCTGTCTGTTGTTCCTCCTCATCATCTTTGTAAACATCTTCACGATACTTACCTCGATACAGATTAGGTTCATTTATAGTGCCAAAAGAATCATTTGGTTTATTAGCTCTTACGCCTTTTACTTGTTTTGCCATAGTTTTTTACCTCATCTTGCAGTGCCACTGGCTGTGGGTAGCTGCTTCGGTCTGTCAGGGCCACGTGTGTGGGTAGCTGACGAAATCTTTTTTATCACACTCGCATAGGAGGTGCTAAAAATGATCCTGTATCAGGTTTCTCCTGAATACTTTTTGGTTTTAATTTAGGGGGTGGTTGTTTGCTCCCTAACCATTTCAATGCTTTTTCTGCTCTTTCTTGTTCGTAGTTTTTAGGATTATTAATTCTACCTATTATACCCTTTTTAAGAGCGTTAGTTATACTATTTGTTCTGTCATATATACTCATGAAAGTAGTGTACGGATTTTTTTCTCTTGTCAATGCACCTAGATGATATGCAGAATATAGTACAGCTTTATCTAATGGGTTTACTTTTTTGTAATTAGGAAATCTTTTCTCAAATTGATTATATTTAGTGTTTAAAACTATTTTATTTACTTCATCAAGCTCATCGTCTGTTAACATAAAATTAGGATCTAGTTTAACTTGTTTGCCTATCTTTCCTGAGAATGGTAGTAATTTATTAAATAGAGCGTCAGAAAAGTTAAAATTACGTAAATCTTGTTCGTTGTGCTTTCCTATATCAAAACCTATCCCTACAGTGAATCCACTTGTATCTGTTGGCACGTTTCCTTTTCTTGGATCTATCTTAGGACTCACCTCTAACAAGTTTAATAAATCGTAAGCTTCTGACCTATCTTTTGTTAATTCAAGATTTACTTTTCTATCGTTAATAAGATTTCTAAAATTATCATACTTTTTTACATCAGCAGGTCTTTTTTCTACACCTTTTGATTCTATTTTTTCTCGCTCTTTTGAAATTAAGCCTTCAGGTTTTTTCATGGGTGTGGGTGGAAAGTCTTTTTCTGTTTTCTCTCGTGGAGATAAAAATCCTTTTATCTTATCACCTAACTCATCAACAACAAATCTACCTAAGTCTTGTAGAAAGTTACCTTCATCTTCACCCATGATGTTAGACTTATCAACAACATCACCTTCTGCTTTTCTTACAAATCCACCACGATTTGCTTGTCTTTGTGATTCTTGTTGTCTGCGTTCTACTTCACGCTTACCACGATTATTTATTTTTTCTAATTTGTCATAGCCTATTTCTTCTGCTATAACTTTTGGTATGTAAACTTCGTTTCTAGAAACAGCGAGTTGTACACTGTTCTTTACTGGTATTTTAGGATTTCCATACTGAATGTCAACCCCTTTTTCTTTTAAACTGTTGATTGCTTCAAGAATCATGTCTACAATGTCTTGTCTACCTGCAAACTCTGCAGCAGGTGCATTGATTATAAAATCACCTTCTTCTGCTTCCATCGGTATGTCGTCTGCTATAGTTTGCTGATCTGTAGCATTTTGTTGTGGTGCAATAAATCCTGCACCTTGTACGATCTGTGATACAGGTTTTACAGTTGTGCCACCTTCTTGTTTACCTATGCGACCACCTTCTGCTGTAGCAAATCCTCCACCACCACCAAATCCTGTGTCTCCCATAGAACTAGCATCAGCACCATCAAAACTATCTCCACCATCATCAGACTGATCATAAAATGGATCAGGTGCAAAACTGCCCACTGGTGATGACACTACACTAGGATTATAATCAGCATCTTCTTCAGGTGGATCATAAAAATCTGGTATTTCACCCTCACTATAAACATCAGTGTCTGGCGTTTCACTAAATGCAAAATCACCTCCGGGGCCACTATATTTAACTCCACCACCACCTAATTCAGTTTCTAATACATTAGTTATGTCAACTTCAGGTATGGGTGCTGTTCCAAATACTGGATCAGGAGCAGGGGGTGGATCGGTGTTTATATAGTCATCCCCATATATATCACTAAATGGATTAGCAAAAGTTGTTAAAAATTCTGTAGTATTTGGAGTAGACGTTATCTGTCCTGTATTTATTTTATTTAGTATATCCTGTGCTTGATCAGGAGTCAAATCTTTAGCTTGTGCAATGTTTCCTCTTAATCCACTAAAGCCAATTCCACCAGTTCCTGTAGTTACTAACTCATCCATGCCTTTAACGAAACCTGCACCACTTGTGGTATAATTTATATTACCTTGAGCATCTATAGCAACACCTGTGACTTCTCCTGTTCTACCAAAACCTAAATCAACTTCTCCAGTGTTCTCATCATACAATCCAATTCTTTCTCTTTGAGGATCAACTATTCTTTCAGGATCAATGTTGGCAGGGCCGAAAGTAGTTATTCTTTGTGCAACAAACGGACTTACTAAACGATTCTTAGACACGTAACTAATAGCATCTTGTATATTGTTAAATACTTTTCCATCAGGTGTGGCAAACGGACCTGTTGCCATAGAATCTGCATACGTTCCGACTGAGGTTTTTGATATACCTAACGCATCCATAAAAGCAGTTCGATTTTCACTTTGTTGTATTCCTTTTCCAAACATAGGAGACGTGGTTAAATCTATAACGTTTCCTGTTGATAAATCTTGTATTTGAACTGCACCATATCCTTGCATACCCACTGCTGCAGCTTCAGCATCTCTATCTTGACGTTCTACAAACTTCTCGCCCATTTCACCTGTTAAAGAACCCAGACCCGGAACAGGACTAAACAAGGTTGCTGCGTCTAATACACCTCCGACTGCAGGAACTTTTGTAGCTACCACGTCTCCTGACACTGGACTTACGTCAGTAATTGTTTGTGATGGACCTGATACAAAAACTTCGTAGAGTCTATCACCGACTCTTTCAATAAAACTTCGTTGTTCATTACCATTAGCATCTACAGTTGAGCTTGTTTCTATTGTATCAACACCGTACGCAGATTTTCTAAGTTCAATAGCTTCTAGTAAATCAGCTTCACTTAAATCATAATCAAAAGTAGTTGCGTCTTTACCACCAACATTGGTAAGAAAATCTGATCCACTATCAATGGCAGATGTAACAGTTCCTGCATCGTCTGATACAGTTTGCCTAAGTGACCCACCTGAACCTGTAGTTGTATACTGCCGACTAGGTAAATCACCTACGTTACTTTTTATACCTCTCATCTCATTAGATATAGCCGTTGGCACTTCGTATGTTTTGCCTGACGAATCTCTAAAACCCATTGATCCATCTGGTAGAAAAACTACTTTGGCATCTGGTGGGATGAGACTTAAAAACTCCTCTGCACTTTTAGCTCTTTTGAATAGATCTATTTCAGGTTCTAATCTTTGAGATGTTTCTTTAAATGGAGGTATCGACATTAATTACTCTTGTTGTTCTTGAGGGATAGGATTGTTTCCAGTAAAGCCGCTTTCCCCTGCAACTGGCGTAGCTCCAACTCCGATGTCGCCTGCACCAACCCCCTGAACACTACCGTCTGTTGGTGCTTGACCCATTCCTCCAGAGCCTGCCATGCTGTTGGGTTGTTGATCAGGGGTTTGAGTCTGCTGTAATTCATTTAGACCTCTTAATATTTCAGCAAATACTTTTGCTTGGTTCTCATCATTCACGAGACTGTCAGGATCTATGTCTTGTGCTATTGCTAACTCTCTAATTAAATTAGGTATCTTAACAAAAGGTGCAAGCATAGGATTAGTTGCAGTTTGTAATAACGCTGTAAGACGTTGACTACGTACTTCTTTTTGCATAACTGCCGCAGTGCCACGTGGTTTGATTTCTAAATCCCCTATGATATCAGGGGAATTGTCGTTGAATTGCATATTCCACTGAAAGTATGCTTCTCCTAAAGGCTTGAGAAGATAGTCGTCTATATTTTTTATTACTGTTTTCATGGACAGATTTGCACCACCCATCAACATTGATAGTCCTGCAGCCGTTCTACCTGTACCACTAACACCTGTTTGTCCGTGCATTATAGATGGTATACCTGTTTCTTCGTCTGCAAGTTGTCGTGATAGCTGATACATCTGAATGTTTTCAGGTGCAGTATTTGGAAACTTTAGTCCGTTGATTGCTGTACCAGTCACACCAGACTGTCGTCTGAATATCTTACCGGGGAATATATCCATGTTTTGACCGGGTACTAAGCTTGCTTCATCTACATCAAATACAAGATTACCTGCAAGTGCTAAGTTATCTATAGCCATTCTCATATGACCGTTCATCAACAACTGTGCATCTTCCATGTTTTCTGGAACACCAGTTCCAAATATCTGATATGGATTTATTTCATATGGCACTACATGAAATGGTATTCTTGCAGGTGTAAATGGATTAAGAACAAATCTTATAACTTCATTACCACACACCCAAACGTTTACCTGTAGTTGATCCATACTGCTTATGTCTTGATCTATAAGACCACCTGCACCATCGATAAAAGATTTATCCATGATACCCCAGTATTCTAATACTTCATATCTGTTTTTATTATAGTTTGGTTCTGTTTCGTCATCACGAATAGTATCTTCGTAATACTTATCTTCATAGTTAGGACCTAGTGCTATCACATTATCAATTGCTTCTATGTTGAAGTAGGGATAGTTAGCTAAGTTACGTAACTGTTGCCTGTTCATTCTGTGTCGTTGAATAACGTATTCACAATCTTCAGACTTCACAGCCGATGGATCTGGAAAGAAATCCCAACAAGATACTGCTTCTATTTCAGGACACAACACTTCACTAGGAGTGTATGTTCTTTCCCCCATGTCATTTTTAGTCCATCTGTGTATGCGTTTATTTTTTAGCATAGGACCTTTGACGACACCAGTTCCAAGAAGTATCTGTTCAAACAAAGCTGTTCGTAACACGTTCACTGCACCTGTGTCGGTAAGTTGATCGTGTATTTCTTTCTCCATGTTCAACGCTGCTTCTTGAGCAGGACTTATCTGAGGTTCACCTATTTTTGCAGGACCTTCTGCAAGAGGTGTTCCCTCGTATTTATCTTGTAAACCACCTAAGAAGTCCATAGATCCGGGTTGAATTTGTCTACCATCCCCCGGAAATCCATACGGATCTAAAGGTTGTTCTGCCTGATCTAACGGTGTTTGCATGTGAGCAAACTCTGCTATGCCTTCAGGAACAGGTGTAGACTCTACCACAATCGGAAACTTTTTATTTGCAAAAAGAATGTCGGTTATCTGACCAAACGCTGCAAGAACTTTTGTTTTTGTTATTCTTAAAAATACTCGTGAACGTTCTGAGTCTCTGTATTGTGTAGTTGAATCGTAGATACCTCTGAAGTTTTTGTAAGCTTTAAGCCAACGTTGTTCGTGAGTGTATCTGCCATCCTCTGCACTTTGAAACTTGTCTTTCACATAGCCAACTATACCTTTCAGTTCCTCTTGAGGATCTTCTACTGGTGCTATGGTATCGTCAGGTGGTTGCAAGAAATTATCAGCCATTGATATATACCTTAATTAGAAGTAGTTTCTATCTTCAGCCATTGTATTGAAAGAAGCTTCAACAGTAGGTTTGCTTTGCTTCTTTGGCATATCCTGTGTCAACACATCTGGATTAGTCTCTGTTGTAAACTCAAGACCTTCTCTGTATAGCTTGTCAGAACCTTGAGCATCATCAACTGATACTTTGTCTGAACCCATGATGTAAGCCGCACCTTGATTAAGATTATCTGCCATTTTTATCTCCCTGATAAAAGTTGTTGTATTTGATCATCGAGTGATGACTGCTTATTGGCTGAAGATACGTTTCGTGACCGTTCAGCTAATCTCTCTTTTCGTCTTATGTTCATTTCTTGTTGCTTTTGCGTGTCAAGTCCGAGTGCTTCAGGTATTCCCTCATCTCGTGCTTTTGCTGCAAACTTACCAAAATCTTCTATGTCGTACGCACTAACTGGTAAAACTTCTGAAGCAGTGTAAAAAACTTGTTCAAACGGTGTCTTTCCTTCTGCTTCTGCTCTTTGAGATGCGATTGTTGCTCCGACTCCAACTCCTATTGGGCCTAGTGCTTTTAAAAATTTACCAAACAGTTTTGTATTACCGAGTTTGTCTCTCAACATATCTTTTGATTTGTTTAGTTCTTCTCTACTTGCATCCTTATCTATTTTTTCTTGTTTTGCTTTTATCTCATCTCTTTTTTTCTTTGTGAGAGCTTGTTTCTTTAGTTTAAAATCTATGTCTTGTTCAAGAGTTTGTTCTTGTAGCTTTAATAACTCTGGTTTCGCCTTTTCTATTTCTATATCTGCTTGTATTTTTCCAAGCTGTGCCTTTGAAGTCTGTTCACCTAATTGTGCTTTTCGTGTTTCTTTTTTTTCCTCAATCAAACCTAGATCTGTATCATCAAGCTCACCTTTTACTCTCACATTCGATATAATATCTTGTTCTTTTGGTATAACATTTATTTTAGGAGAACCTTTACTTGTTATCTCTGGTAAATCTAACGCAAATTCACTTGCAAGTTCATTAATACTACTTAATTCTAAAACCTCTCCGTACATGTTTTGAAGAGCCATAAGTGCAACTTTAGGTGTAGGGCCTGTTTTGTCAAGTATCGGAGATAGATAACGATCTTGAGTCATCTTTGATAATGTATCAGCAATTTGATCATACTTTGTATGACCCATTATCTGACTAACGTATTGACCTTGCCCTAATTCTGTGGCTATTATGGAAGGTATTATCTTTCTGAAATCTTTAGCTCCTTTTATTTCTCTACCCATAGCTTGTGTAAACTCTGAAAACTTAGGTGCTACATGTTTTTTAACAGCCGCAGTCATTTCTGGGCCTTCAACATCTCCAAAAAGATATTCTGTGCCTTTTAGCTGTTGATTTTTTAATATAGATAAAGCAATTTCAGGAAGCTCGACTGGATTTCGTATTTTGTTAACTCTTTTCCATTCATCAGATATAGCTCCTGTTTTAAAATCTATATCTTCTGCTTTCAAACTGGTTATCTCTGATGGTCGTAACGGAACAAGAGCATTAAAAGCTACTGCAGCACGAGTATCAGCGTCAGGTATTTCAGATATTCCTAAAGCTATGTTCTTTAAAGAAATTTCACCTTTGGGTATCTTTTTAAATTTATCTTCTCGTCTTGGTTGTTTAAACGTTTCAGGATATTCAGCTAATAAGTCAGGAGATTTTTGTAAAAATCCCTTTGCACCAAACACTTTTATAAACGGAAAGGCTTGTTTAGTTCTGCGTTCATATTTAGTTCTTAAAGCATTTTCTACTACATCTAATTCTACAAAAGTATTAGCACCCCCCTTACCTGTTTTTCCTTTTACAGCTTCTGCAAGTTTTAAAGATGTTTCTTCATTTTGAAATATAGAAAAAGGAGAGTCTAAACTTATACCTGCCTTTTCTAAATTTTTAAGCACAGGATTAGGTCTAGTTGTTTCAACTCTTGTTCTAGGATTTTTAGTTGTTTTAGTATCTCTACCAGTAATTTTAAAGGCATCACGGATAGTTATGTTCTCATCTAATTTTATTTCTTCTGCCATCTGTTAATATCCAAATGTTTGATCGTGTGTTTGGTAGACTTGATTCTTGATACTACCAAGCGTTTTATGAATCGACACATAGCCTGTCATCCTTGTCATTAGCATATATCGCAGTGCATCGTATGCGTGATCTTCTGCCTTTGTGTCCACATCCTCTGCATTTGTTTTGCTAAGAGGTATACCTGATAGTTGTTTGATAAGGTTAACACAGTTTGGAAATATTCGTAGTCTAGGTTCTTCTGTTCTAGGGTCATCAGCAAGCCTACGATGTACTTCCATTTTACCTTGAAGTCTGTTTCTGTCTGATGGTGTCCATCGTACACCACATCTCATCATTGTTTCTGCTATTGATGGGCCGAACCCTGTCTTGTTCCAACAGGATGAGTCAAGCACAGTATAGTGTGGTGTCGGATCTTCTTGTTCTACTTGTAGTATTCTATCTGCCAACTGCTCTGCACGATAAACCCATATATTGTTATCCCAGTCAATAGCACCCCACAAGACACAAGAAGGACTCGCATACCCATAGTCAGCGGCACGTATTCTGGGGAAATTCGGTGGAAGCTCGAAACTCGGTGTAACATGTTTAGTCCTACTAAATTCAGGAAAAGCTGCACCTTCCGTTACTTCCCAGTCACCTTCAAGGAGTCGCTTACGCTCGACTTCAGGCAGTGATCTTAACATCGCTTCGTATTGTCCGTCAGCCAACAAGTATGGATTGTCGGTCAAACGTGCAGGGATGAACCTACGATAGAAAAGTGGCTCACCTTCTTTTTCGTGACCTTTGGGCCACAAGAAAGGTCTGCCTGTTTCAATGTCCACTGCAGGAAAAGTCGAATTGTGTTCAGATGGATCGATGTACATCTTCTTGACCCACCAACCTCCGACTCCTCCGGGGTTCGCTGTACAACGCAT